GGCCTTCTATATCATCACTAAGTTACTGTGTTGTGGAGGGTGCTCTACCCCTGAGGATTATAATGAAGATCTCTCTAGGGTATTGAGCGAACGTTGCAAAGTAAACTCCGTACGTAAAACTACGGAGTTGAAGCGAGTTTTTATGGATGTTGAAGTAGCGCCGCGAGAACCTGTCCGGGGTCATACTCACGGGCAAAGTGCCGCGGCTAGATCAACAGCTGGAGACATAATTGACATAATTGGTACGGTGGTTGGTGATAAACCCGTTTATTTACAGGGTTCGTCTTCCGATCTTCGTTTGGGTCGTGAAGTCACCCGTTCATATTATTGGACCAAGGACTTCATGGCGCCTTACGTTCCGAATGACGTTGAGAGTGGCCTTTATGCTATGGTTGATGTTGACTATTATGTTGACATGAACCGACGTTTGTCGGATGTATTTCGACCACATCTTCTGTATACTTTTCAACCGACTAGGGTATGTAAAGATTCAGGAGATTATCGTTATACGTTCAACAGTAGCAATGAGGCTATCTATACTGTTGCTGGTGGTGGGAGTTACCGGCATAAAGTATGGAACTGGACAGGTGATTCACTTAAAATAGTGGATTATTGTTTTGGCTTTCCTATACGTGTGTCAAACTATGCTTTGGAAAGACGATACATAGATGATGACCATCAGTTGGTTCTAGTAGCGCCTTTGACACAATATGATGGCTTTATAATTAGTTATTTAGCTAATAAAGTGTCTGGAGCTACTTTGAGTCGGTTGTGTGTTGTCGAGGGTGACTTCTTGCGGTTGCGGGTTAATGCGGAAGAAGGCTTATATGTGAGCACAGGTAAGGTTATGTCTTACTGTTGTTCATATACAGCCTCTCGAGTTGATGATTCAATTCGAGCCACTAAGGCCAGTATATCACAGAAGTTGACATTGGCAACCGTCAAGTCTAAGATGGAGGACAACCGTGTTGAGAAAACTGATCGTTCAGTATTCGTTGGTGCGGAAGTGCTCCTGGAGTATCATCTATTCTCAGGAAAACATGAGTGTGAGGTAGTGAGTACTGGTGTTAGGAGGTTTCAGTGGGTTCCGAAACGCATGGAATTCGATCCTCAAACCAAACCCGGAATGGTACCGTTCATGAGACCTATAGTTGACGGGGGCTTTGTTCCTGACGACTGTTATGGTAATGATGAGCGTGCAATCCGGAAAAGGGTAGAGGAATTGAAGCATCCTGTTGGCACCATCTCTTCATTCCTGTATAAGGTTATGAATGAGTTTGTCGAGTTAGTGTTAGGTGATTTGGCGGGGACCCTCAGTCCCGTTGAACCCGAAGACGCTTACGAGGCACTCACGCGTCCGTGTCAACGGAAGTTGTATATGGAGGGTGACCAACAAGGAGTTGGTAAATCCGCTAGTTCTTTCGTTAAACGCGAGGCGTATGCTTCTGTTAATGATCCTCGCATTATTACGCAATATAAGCCAGGTACCAAAAATAGGTACGCTAGGTTTATGATTGCGTTTGCGGTAGTCATGAAACAGCACGATTGGTATGCCTTTGGGGAGAAACCAGTCGCAACAGCTACCCGTGTGGCTGTTACATGTGCACGAGCCATGTTTAATGCGTCTAATACTGATTTTTCCCGTATGGATGGAAATGTCGATGAAAAAGCACGTCATCTTGAGCGTCTTTTAATGATGCGGGCCTTTAAATCTGATTATCAGGTTGAACTCCTTGCTCTGATGAAAGCACAATATGGCCTATTTGTTGTTACCAAATGGGGTCTATTGTATCTATTGGGGTATGGAAGAGGATCCGGATCATATGAAACTGCTGTGTTTAACGGACTTTTGAACTGTTTTATCAATTTCCTAGCTTTTAGGATGATGAAAGACAGTGCAGGGATGTTCTACACAGCAGAAGAGGCTTGGGATAAGCTGGGTATCTACGGGGGTGACGACGGCTTAACCGCCGATCTTTGCCCCAAGGCTGCTTCAAAAGCCGCTTCGATGATGGGACAAAAACTTAAGCTAGATGTTGTAAACCGGGGTGAACTCGGAATACAATTTCTCGCCAGACACTATGGGCCCGATGTTTGGTTTGGGGATTTAAATAGTTGTTGTGATATTAAACGACAATTGTGTAAATTCCATCTAACAGTACATCTTCCTAGTAATATCACAAGGGAAGAGAAGCTAGCGGATAAAGCTTATAGTTTTTATCTCACTGACAAGAACACGCCTGTTATTGGAGACTTTGTTTGCAAGGTTTTAGAGTTATTTCCTGTAAAAGAGGGAACGTTTCAGAATATCTGTAACCGTTGGGGAATTACGCAAGACCTTGAAGTACAGTATCCCAATATTCGAGCAGATTGGATGCAGGATCTGTTAGTCCAGCAGTTAGCCACATTCGATCAGCACAGGTTCCAGGAATGGGTCAGGAATGCTAACAAACAAAGCATTTTTGAGCCACCGGTCTGCGCGGACCCACTACCCGTAGACCCAAAACCCGGGAAAGTCGTAGTTGACGGCGATCTCGTGATTATTCCTGAAGAAAAACCAGTTGTGCCGGAGACACCAACCAATAAAGCCATCGCCGAAAAACTTAAACGTTTTCGAGCTAGAAAACCGAAGGCACAGCGTCCATCGCGCTTAGCAACTAACAACGAGCCAAAGTAGGGACCTCTCTACATTTGGTAATGT